CGATCTCGGGTTTAACCCGTGCAGTGCTTTTAATAGATTTTCAATATTCTATCGTTTATCTCCGACTTTATTGATTAGTAGCGTCTCTTGTTCATTTTTCAGCTCGATTTTTATCGTTCGTGATTTTATGTTCGTTGAGACGTTTTCTGAACTTTGTTAGTCGGAGATTTTGTTAGAATATCTTTTTCTATTAATGCATTAGTAGTTTAGGTTTCTTTTGCTTAGTTTTGTTTATTCTGGTTTTATCTCCAGTACAATTGGAATATTGGAAAACTTTGCCTTCGTTTCAAAGAGCCGGGCTACTTTCCCGTGCATGTTTTATTTCCTGCTTACTGAGTGTAAAGCTTGGTTACCGTAGATGTATTAAGTTATGTAATGTAATTTATGCATCGTTAAATTCTCTTTACGTATTATCGATTTATCCTCCGGATAGATAATGAATTAACGGATTGAATTTTCGGTAATTGAGTGTGTAATTTCAGGACCCACCGTGAGCAGCGGGTGTAGAGCGCATATCTTGGTATTAGTTGTTAATTTTGAATACTAAAGTTAATTGATTTCTTGAACTTAGTGTAGTCATGTCTTACCAATGTTCAAGTTACGGCAATTAATTAGGTATCTATTTTAACTTGACAAGCCCTTCATGCGGAAGAACCGAAGTTGTGGTAGTTGGCTAGTATTAACAGAAAATGGGGTGCGTGAGCTACATTAGTGGTGTAACTTTAATTAAATATGTCTTCATTCAATGTCCAGCTTCTTCAAAATATTTTTTCTGATTTGATTGCTCAGGAGTTTGACTCTGAGCAACAGCGCTTACGCGTTTTATATGATAAGAAATATGAACATCGCGCTAATTTTGGATTTGATTCTGCTCTAGAACGTGATCGTCTTGAAGATGAATGGCGTTTTAAGTATAATGGTTTAGTTAAACGTCGAAATTGGTTATGGTTTTTGATGAAAAATTGTAAATTTGTAGAATTAGATGATTATTTCAATACTGATTTTACTTTTAGTGATGTAGACTTACGTTTAAGAGTAGATTATGAATTTAGAGTTAAGAAAGATTTAAATAGATATAAATATATTAATCGTAAGTCTAATTTTGTTCCGTTTAGTGTTAGTAATTTGGATGTTGAAGATTTAGATTTAGATAATAATGATATTGATTATTTGAATTTAGATGCTAACACTAATGTTGTTACGTATAAAAAACGTAGGACTAGATCATATGAAGCTTTAGTGGATAATAATTATGTTTATAACAAATGTGAGATAGATAATAGGGATTATAATTTGTTATATTTTGCTGCTATTAGATTACGTAGTGTTATAGAATTATTGTCCAGTTTACGTAATAGATTGAGTGTTAATAAGTTCTATAGGCGTAGTAAGATATTAAAATCTAATGATATAGAATTACAGGAACTTCGATATGAAGGAGGGTTGAAGCCTGAAAAGATTGAAGTTCCTAAGAAAGTCGTTAGAAATATGTTAAAACCAAATAATAGGCCTTTATGTTGTAATTATTGTCCGACGATTACCTGTTTAAAATGTTTTAGAGGTGAAGGATGTTGTGATTGTGATTCTCAACGTAATCTTAATAGACTGGTTAATCGATTAGTTTATCAAGGTAATGTTGAGCAAAATGCTGGAGGTGATACTGATGTTGTGCAAACTGATACTGCAAAGAATGTAGTATTGACAGAAACGGAAATTACTCAATCCGATAATACTAGTTTAAGTAATATTGGATGGAGTAGTTTAACTAGTTCTGATACTATTACTAATCATGATAATTTAGTGAATAGATGGTTACGTGTTGGTACTTATGAATGGGATAAGAGTAAAGTATTAAATACAACTCTAGTTAGTTTAGATTTACCTCGTGTTGCTATCTTTGGTGGTACCTCTACATGTGATCAGCCAAATAAAATACCTTTTAGAGTACATAGATTTTGGCGTGGTGACATGCGAGTTAAAATCCATATTAATTGTAATAAGTTTCAGATAGGTCAACTACAGTGTTCTTGGTATTATCAGCCTAAAGCTGATGCCTCATTTCCTACAAAAAATAATGTTTATACACGTAGCGGTACACATCATTGTATAATATCGGCTGCACCTAATAATGAAGTAGAATTATTCATTCCTTATAAGGCGTATAAAAGCATGTATCATACGAAAACACCTCCAGCATATGATTGGCACGATTTACCATTAGATTTAGGTACTTTATTTGTAACAGTTTTAAGTCCGCTTAAGACCACCGGTGAAACTTCGCCAAAATGTAGTTTTACAGTTTTTGTTAAATTAGAAAATAATGAGTTTACTGGTATGATTGCGGGCGATATCGATACTCCACGACAAGTTAGGGAAACTAAACAAGATGGTGGAATTCGCTATGAGATGGATGCTATGGGTACTGTACTGAATGCTGCTGTTCCTTTAGTTGAAAAATTATTAGTTCATAGTGGAAATGATAATAATAGGGATAATCCTCCAGTTAATGCTCCTCCTGCTTATGTAGTACCTACAGCTTCTCATTCTTGGTCTTATGGAACTGATGTTTCTGAACCATTACACAATTTACGTTTGAGTGCTCGAGCACAAACATGTCATCCAGATGTAGACTTAGATGAAATGAAAATTGATGTTCTTAAGCGTAAATTTATGTTATGTGATATTTTCCAATGGTCTCAGCAGCGTAATAATGGCGATTTATTGTGGGATTTGCCAGTAAATCCTATTCCGCCAAAAACTAGGTTACATAAGACAGCTTCTGCTAGTACTGGTAAGTTGGCAACATATCAGTTAACTCCTATCGGTTATTTAAGTAGTTTGTATAATTATTGGCGTGGTTCTATTGAGTTTCGATTTGATATTGTTGCTTCTCAATTTCATAGTGGTAAATTAATGTTAGCTTATATTCCTGGTATTCCAGAAGGTGAATCAGCTTCTATTGAGCAAGCTCGAGCTTCTCCTAATATAGTAATATCATTAGATAATGCAATGTCTTATACCTGGCGCGTTCCGTATATTGCTGATCGACCTTGGTGGCCGCGAAGGTATGCTGGAGAGTCTGTGTCTAATAATACTGTTTCGCCTTCTAAGATATTTGTTTTTGTGTTAAATGAATTAGTACTAGCTGAAACTGTTCCAGATACGTTAGATGTTTTAGTTTATATGCGCGGTGGTGAAGATATGGAGTTTTCGATTCCCGTTCAACCATCAATCGGTTTAGGTTATGATAGAACTTATGTTGCTTCGCGTGATACAACAGATGTGTTCATGACATCAACTACTACTTCTGTTTATGTTGGTAACTGGCATACTGTTCCTCAGTGCCAAGTTTTAAGACATGCTGCTACTTCTGAAGCAGTAGCACGTTTTACTGAACCTATATTAGATAGACCTGTTTATTATGTCATGAATAACTCTCCCCCTTTAGCTAATACAAATCGTAGTAGTGGTGGTCCTACATTACGTCAGGTGACTAGATTTGTATTTTTGAAATCTCCAGTTTTTAGTGAATATATTAGTATACCTGTATGGTGGCTTAATGCTAGTCTTGCTGCTCAAGAAAGATTAGAAGCTATAGCTCGAGCTTGTTTTACCAATAATTTTACAGTTGGTGATTGGATGAAAGATTTTGTATTCACTACTACTACTGCAGATGCTCAAACTTCTTACGGTTTCTTTTCTAAAGATATTGTTACTACTTCTAATACTTCTGGTGGTATTAAGACTATACCTTTTATTGCAACTACAGTTAGTACTATAGAATATCAAGGTAATAGAGAACAGTCATTTGCTATGGTAGATAACACTCAAAATTTAGCTTCAACGGGTCGTGGAATGTTGACTTTTGGTGAACGATTTGTAGATTTGAAAGACCTCGCTCGGCGTTATCAGATTTATGGATGGACGAGTATACCAAAAGAGAACATTGAACGCGATCCTGGCGCATGTAGTTTTATAGTCCCTATTTTACCGCAAGGTTTAGATTTAGCTGTAAATACGCCTACTACTGTTAATCAAATTTGGAATAGAGCTCGTGAAGGTCATATTCCTTTGATAGCAGGATTATATAGATTTTATAGAGGTAGCATAAGGATTAGAATTATTGTAACTAATGGTGATGGCTTGGTTGCCTGGGTTCAACATCGTCCAGATAGGAAATTAGCTCGTCAAACAATAACTCCTTGCACTTCAGTTACTACTGCGGAAGCTGTTTTTAATCATACTTATGGTGTATATATGCAAGATTTGAATGTTAATAGAGTTATAGAAGTAGAAGTTCCGTTTTATCAGATGGCCAACTTTGGTTTGTTACAACAGCCTGTCACTAATAATAGTAAGGATTGGGGTTCATTTTATAGTTTAGGTGAATTAAGTGTTGGTTTCTTTGGTAATTCTCCTTCTAGTGATGTTCGTTGTACTGTGTATTATGCTTTAGGTGATGACTGTAGGTTTACGACGTATCAAGGTGTTCCTCCTGTAGTTTTATTGGATGATTTGCCTGAATATAATTCTAATTTACAGTATGAAGGATGGGGAAATGTTTTCCGTTCTCCAAAAGAAGTTGGAGGTGAGGTTGCAGAAGGTGTTTCTGAAGGTATGATTGCATCGTTGCAACCTGTTTTGGAGAACTTTCTGTCTGATATTAAGAGTGCTTTATCTGATACTTATGCTTCTGTTAAAGATACAATTAGTGGATTAGATTTTTCATCTAAATTAAGTAATATTTTATCGCAAATAGTACATGCTATAAATAATCCAAGTCCATCAACTATTGCCATTAGTGTTATATCTATATTATTAACTTTAGGTATTGTTACTTATGCTATGTATAATACGATTAAGGAACATATAGTTACGATCTGGAAATATATTATGAAAAAAGTGTCCCCAAGTGAACAGCGAGATGGGGTCGAAGTCGGTGCTGAAGCTTCAGAATTGATACATAATGGTTGTGTTGAAGAAAATGCTGCGACCGGCTTTATGTCCATAATCTGTGGAGGATTATGCACTTTATTTGGTATGAAAAATGATCGTGAAAAATATGTTCCTATATCCGATTCATTGTTTAAGAATATTGATAAGGGTATGAAAATGAGTAATGTATGTTTTGTTTTCTTTAGAAATTTAATGAGTGTTATTGGTGACATGAAAACTTGGATTGTTCAAAAATTGTATCCAGGTTTTAATGCCGCTGAAGCACTATTAGAAGGTAGAGATATCATTGATAAATGGATAACTTATTCGCATGAGTTGTTCGATCCAATGACGTCTCAAAATATTAAGTATAGTCAAGATCTACAATTAAAATTATTAGATTGTTATGCTTTTGGTAAAATATTACGAGTTAAAGCTAAAGAAACTAATTATCCAGCCGTAATTCAGTTAGTTAATAATACATTTGATAAGTTACATAAGCTTCATGTAGAATTAGTTGCACAAGGTATTGACCCTCAAGTTAGGAAAATGCCTTTTGTTATTTATAATTATGGTGCGCCTGAAATTGGAAAGAGTCATTTAACAACTGATATTTGTACTGAGTTATGCAAAAGTCAAGATATTAAGACGGAAACAAGTTTGATGTGTGTGTTAAATGCTACTTCTAAATTCTGGGATAATTGTGATCGTCAACCTTGTCTAGTTATGGATGATGCTTTTAATATTCGTAAAGGTACTATGTTAGAAGATCAAATTGCGGCTATATTTAATGTTGTTTCACCAGTTGTTTTAATTCCACCTCGTGCAGCCGTAGAAGATAAAGGACGCCCTTATAATCCAGAAATTTTTGTTTTGAATAGTAATGTCGATTTCTTTAAAACAGAAGTGTGTATGGAGGAGGCATTATGGCGGCGTCGGGATATTTTAATTAAATCAGAGTTAGACCCAGATTTTAAGAAAGAAGGATGTCCTCATTGTGAACAAGGATTAAAAGTTAATGCCAGTTTACCTAAAGAAGCCATAGCGTATTTAAAAGATTATCACCATTTGAAGTTTAAATATACGTTCGATGTTACTAATCCAAATTGTTCATATTTGCCGGATTCTGGATATTTAAAGTATTCTGATTTATTAGTATTGCTTAAAAATTTGTTTAAGAAAAATCGTGAAGCAGAACAATATAAATTTGCTACACGAGTAGAAGCTAATAATTCAGTTGCTGGTGCGACGAAGTCTATAGTTAGCAATGTTGATAATTTAGAACAATTGTGGAATGATGCTATGAATAAACGACGAATGGCGCAAGAAATTGTTCGTAATTCAACAATGAAAACCATAATGAATTCGTTTAACAGTAAGGTTAAAGATAATTTGGCGGAATTGAAATATCAAATTTTAAAGAGGGTTAGTGTAACTTTAAATCCTACTAATAATAAATACTTGTTGTTAAATCCTACTTGTACAGAATGTGTTCGAATTAAATATCAGTGTATGGTTTGTCAAATTAAGTTGCAAGAAACTTTAAAACAATCAAGTGTTAAAGTAGATAACCATGTTCCTCCTCCTCCACCGTGTTCTGGTACATCTGATCTTTTTCCGTTAGGTTTTGAAAATGAAGCAATTCCCTCAACAAGTAGCAGTAGTGTCAGTATAATTGATGATATCAAGCTTGAAGGAGATGATGTTGGTGAATGTATTCCTATTAAATTTTTAGATGGTATAGTTAATGAGGTCAATGAAACTACTGCTAAATGGTTTGATGACGTTATTTATAATTGCACACCTGAGATACTTAATAAGTTTCAAGATTTTATTAAAGTTTCTGAAGGTGCAATTATTTTGGAACTTCGTAAGTATCCTAAGTTTGCACGTACTGTTTCCGTATTTAAGAATATCTGTAATTCACTATGTAACTGTTGTCACAATTATAAGAATAATCCACCTTTTGTTTCTGAAGGAAAGTGTAGTTTTATTAATCCTAGGCGTCCGGATTGTCCTGATAATATAGTTAGTTTTACATGTCGTGAGTGTTGTTACATGACTCTTCCTTGGATGATTTATGAAACAGCTAAATATTGTAAAGAAAACTTAACCATTGAACCGTGGATGACTGGGTTAGTTGATTGCGATTATAAAGGTGAGAGTATGTTATCGCGTGTATTGTCAAATATGATCAAATGGGTATATGATTTTTATTATAATAAGATGACTCCTGCAGTCAAGGCTGTTTATACTTTCTTTTCTACTTTTACTGGTTGGGTATTAGGTTTTAGTTTTATCTCATTAATCTTTAGTACTATTATAATGGGTGCTGGTTGCATGGATGTGTGCGAAAATCTTAAACAAAGCCGTATAATTACGCGTGAGATGGAGAGGGTTGCAAAAACTGATTGGGATAAAATGATTAATGCTGCTGATCAAGGTATGCCCTTTGATGCATTAGATTATGAAAATAAAACTTATGCAGATTCTGGTAAGGGTAAAGTTAATCGGCATGTTAAACCTAAAATACGTGTTCCTAATAAAGTTTCTAAAGAATTGCAGCATGAGGGAGTCCAGCAGTTTTCAGTTGTAGAAGAAAGATTGAAAGAAAATATGGCTTCTATTGTTGCTTATGTTACAGATTCTGACGGTATTGTTAAGAAATATAGTAATTATGGTATTATGTTGCGTGGTCAGACTATGTTAATACAACAGCATTATTATGATTTTTGGAAACGTCTTCCTGCTACAGCCACCTTCCATTTTGTTAATAATAAAATTAAAAATCATCCTTTAGGTTTACCTTTATATAATTTCTTTGAGTTAGAAGTTGAGTGGTTTGCTACACCTAATGTTGAATATTCTGATAGTAATTTTGGATTGCTACATCTTCCCAATACTCTTCCTTCGTACAAGGATATAACTAAATTTATTGCTAAGAGCACTGACCATGAGTATGTACAGGTTGGTGAAATTTATTTATATCATTGTAGTGAAGAGAGAATGATGCATTGTAATATGCATGTTGTTGGGCGTAGAGAAGTGACGGATGGAACGTGGCTTCGTTTGGATGAGTGTTATAGTTATCAGTACAGTGGTGTAGGTTTGTGCGGTAGTGTTTTAGTTGCTCGTAATTTAGAACGACCTATAATTGGTATACATTTTGCAGGATTAAAATCTGGAAATCAAGGTTTTGCTGAACCAATTGTTCAGGAAAGTTTTGTTACTAATGCAAGTGATATACAAAATTATAGGTTTGATAATTTAGATTTACATGTTACTGATGATAAGCCTAAAGTAGAGTTTGATACATTGTTATATCCACAAGGATGTGTTCCTCGAGAATTTGCTCATAATCAAGGATGTGTTTCTCAATATGTTCCCAGTCTAATTCAAGGTGTTTATGAGGTTGATACTGAGCCTAATCCGCTTAGTCCGCGTGATCCGCGTGTCATACCACCTGGTCAATCGCCTCTAAAATTAGGATGTGAACATATGGGTAAGCCACCAATTGATTTTGAGCCAAGCTTATTAGAGGTTGCAGCAGACGATTTGTGTCAGACTATTCTAAAAGAAGTTAAACCGGTTCGACATAAAATTGAGTTGGTTTCTCTTCAAGATGCTATTTGTGGAAATAGCGCTATTGAAGGGTTTCATCCTTTGGAATGGTCATCGAGTGAAGGATTTCCTCTACGAGCATTGCGACCCGCTAATAAGAAAGGTAAGAAGTGGTTGTTTGATCTTGAGGAAACGTCTGATGGATATAAATTAAATGGTATGGTTGCTGAATTAAAACGTCAATTATGTATAGGTCAGGAGTATAGGAAGCAAGGAATTCGTATTCCTACTGTTTTTACAGATTGCTTGAAAGATACTTGTATTGATTTGGAGAAATGTAAAATACCTGGTAAAACACGTATTTTTTCTATTTCTCCCGTACAGTATACAATAGCTTTTAAGCAATATTTTAATGACTTTCTTGCTTCCTATCAAAATTGTCGTATTAATTCTGAACATGGTATTGGTATAAATGTAGATTCATTGGAATGGACTAAGGTCGCTAATTATATAACTACTTATGGTAATAAAATTGTGGCAGGAGATTATAAAAACTTTGGTCCAGGTTTAATGTTAGCGTGTGTTAAAAAATGTTTTGATATTATTATGGCATGGTATGAGAGGTATGACCCTGATCCTGAACGAAATTTAGTGCGGCGAGTGTTGCTATCTGAAATTCTTTATGCAAGACATTTATGTTTAAATGTCATGTATGAAGTTCCCTGTGGTATTCCTTCAGGTAGTCCGATAACAACACCGCTTAATAGTTTAGTTAATTCATTGTATATACGGTGTGCGTGGAAAGTGATTACAGGTCAACCTTTTGATATTATGCATAGTAATATTAAAATATTAACGTATGGTGATGATGTGTGTATTAATGTTAGTGATGAGTATATATATAGTTTTAACACTATAACATTAAGTGAATTTTTTAAAAAATATAATATTGTATTTACGGATATAGATAAGTCTGATAATATAGTACCATATAGGACACTAGATAATGTGACATTTCTAAAACGAGGGTTTGTTCGTCATCCTCATAGTGGTGTTATATTTCTAGCTCCTATTGATGAACAAAGTATTCGAAAGTGTGTTAACTGGATTCATAATAAAGGTGATCATGTGTTAAACACTTTAGAAAACTGTGTTCAAGCCTGTGAATTGGCTTTTGGTCATGGACCAACCTATTATAACAAAGTTCGGGAAGAACTATCGCGTGAGTGCATGAAAAAGCTGCATGTCAGCTTTAAAGCGCCCTCATGGATAGAGAAATCTGAACGTTGTTATGATATTTAATAACTATTGAGTCTCTCGATGTGGAACGCCCATGTGAGCGAGGCCCGGAGACACTTAGTAGTTAAAGCGAAGTAATAGTGACTCAATTTAGAAGTCCGGATGGTAATCCTTATGAACCCAAGTCGGCATGTTATACTTTTAGTGAGTCACCGCTTTGTAGCGTTCGCGGACTAAAAGTAATTAGTTTTAATTAATAAAAGTATAAAAAAAAAAAAAAAA